TGGGGATTAGCACAATGGCTTTTAATCTAAATGGATTCAACTTTAATCAGTCTGTCGTAGACTATGAAGGAAAAGTCATTCCTACTTGGGGAGACGTATTAAACCGCGCCAACCTCGGAATGGAAGTTATGCACGAGCGTAATGCTCATAACTTCCCATTGGACTTAGCATCAATAGAATCTGATGCGTCCTATGACATTGCTTTAACTGCTCCTGTAGTGGGCTAACCGAGAAGCTATCGCCCCGTTCACGCGGGGCTACACCATATGAATTTGCCACCAATCCAAAATATTAACTTAGATGCAGCTTCCCTGAACGAAACAGGTCCATCTAGTTATCAAGAGAAACAAGCTGTAAATCAAACCTTAAATACTAATAAAGTTAGAGGCGATATTTCTAACACTCAAAGCATGGCAGCACTACAGCAAGCTGCTATTACGAATGCAAACGCCTCAAGAACAGAACAACATTTAGCCGATACAATGGCTCATCATTATGTTGCCGAGATGAAGAAAGCAGCCGGTATCAATGCATCTAATTCTCGCAGTAATGACTTAGCTCACTTCGCAGCCAAGCATCCAGAAGCCCTGCGTGCTCTCCTAAATTAAAGTTAATAGTTAACATAAACGTAGTCGTATATACCTAATGCGCCTCGCAGGCAATGGGTCTATTCATGATACGTCAGATTATTTCCTAGAAGGAGATAATAATAGGTTTGCGGGAGATGATGATTTGGATACATTTCTAGAAACATACGAGTTACTTAAATCAAAAGGATACAGTAGTAATGCGGCGGAAGATGTAGCTGAAAGGATGACACTACGTCAAGAGCCGATGGCAACGAAAACAACTCGGTTTGCATTGATTTACGATGACTCACCCACAAACAATCAAGAAAGCAGCAGCACTGATTGAGCTATTTGAAGGTAAAGAAGTTGAAGCATATTTAGATCCTGTAGGTATTCCAACGATCTGTACTGGAATGACCAAGTATTCAAATGGAGAGCCAGTCAGATTAGGTGATGTTTGCTATGAGGCTATTTGCAGTGCTTATACGGAGGAACAAATAGAAAGAGATATTCTTCCTGAAGTATCAAAGATACCTGGATGGAGAAAACTCGGTGCTTACAGGCAATCTGCATTGATAAGTTTTGCATGGAATATGGGCTATGACTTCTTTGAGAAGCCAGAGTTTGAAGCACTTCAAGAAGTATTAAAAGAGGGCGCAACACGTCCTGAAGCTTACGAAGATGTTGAATATATATTGTCCCTATATTCAAAAAGTGCTGGAGTTCAATTGCCGGGTTTGATGTATCGAAGGGAAATTGAATCGAATGAATGGAGGAAAGAATCAGTTAAGCCAATCCATCTATTTGCATCACAAGATACGTACCTAAAGAAAGCACCAATTAAAGAAAAAGAATTATCTGATTACGGTAAACATTTTGTAGAAGTCGAAGAAGAATTAGTTGTATCACGACTAGAGGAAATCGCTGGAGATAGTCATAGTAAAGTTATTGTTTTTGGCAGTAGTGAGAGTTGGTATATTGAGCAGCCACATTGGAGAGAAAAAATTGCAACGAACTTTGTCACCAAGAAAGCAGAAAAAGTAGATTGGAATATTTTGGAAGATCGTGTAGGTAATTATTTAACGATCGGAGAAGTGCTTCAATATGATCCACGCAGAGCCCCAGCAGAAGGTAGTAAAGAAGAAAAGAATCTAATAGAGCTTGCCAACCAGTTTGATGCTATTAGAGAGGCGTGGGGAGCCCCTATAGGAGTAGTAGGTGGATACAGACCAGAACAGCAATCAATTGATGATTACCATCGCAAAGGAATGGCACTAGATATTTATCCAGTGAATGATTCAGTTGAAGATTTTGCTAGATGGTTAAGAAAGCGCTGGAACGGTGGTTTATCTCTTCAAAAAGAAAAAGGTTATGTACATATAGACATTCGATATCACTCACGGTTCTCAAAGAGACCTCAGCAATCTTTAAAGTCTTTAGCCATTTGAGACCCGATCTCAGCTCCCTTATCCATGCCAAGCATGGTGGCAGCTCCTGCAAGGAATGGTCCTAGGATTGGCACTCCGGTGAGTGTAGGCGCAGCAGCTGATCCCACTGCGGAACCAACGAGTCTTCCCGTGTTTTTCCCAGAGCCACCTGCTTCAATGCAGGCAATTTGCTTTGCTGTGAGTTCGGAACTGCGAACTGATGATTGATTAAA